GGTTTTTCCATAATTTAGATTTAGTTAGAGTTAACAAAGAAGTCTTTTGCCGATTCTACAAGCAAACTACATCTTTTAGTAATTAAGTAATTTAAGACTTTCATGTTCTTTTTACCTTGTTGAGATTTATATTTATCCATGATGTTAGACTGAATATCTTCAGGGATACAATCCAAATCGATCATAAGCTTATTGCGACAAAAGTTACGGTATTGTTCTTCAGTCATTGCATTACGTAATGAATCGACGTCAGACGCGTTACCACCACAAGCGTCGTACCATTCTTTGATTTTTTTAGCTCGCATAGGTGTTTGACGACCACCTTCTACGACAAAAGTATCATCAGCACTAAGCATATTTGGTACACCATCGCTGGTATCACCTTTACAGATGTGCTCAAACTTATAAAACGCTGGATCTTCAATCTTCAATTCAGCACGTTTCATAGGGCTAAATTGTTTTACATTTGAATAACGCTGCAATTGAATAAAGTCTTTATCTGAAGAAACGATCATGACTGGTTCGTTTTGGCCAAACTCTTGAGTGGAGTTCGTGAGAGTAGCAATAACATCATCAGCTTCTGCTCGATCTACATGAACGACAGGATAAGGCATTTCTTCTGCGATTTCATCTCGTATTCCATTGAGAAAACCAAAGAACTTGCCCCAGTCCAAAGGTGATTCATCACGAGCGGTTTTTCTTTTGGCTTTATAATTTGCGAACTTTTCTTTACGCCAAGATGTACTATCACATGCAATAATCATTTGGCCGTATTGATCACGGAATTTAGTGTTGTATCGTCGTATACTGTTTAGTATCATATGACGAATAAGACCTTCCTGAATTTCATCTGGACGATCTTGAGAAAAAATTGCAGCAATTGCTATGCCACTATAGTCGACGATTATAATGACGCACCTCGCAAACTATTTGTTGTTTGTTTTGTATTTTTCATAATATATATTATACTCTAAGTTTCAGGCTTTGTAAACAATTATTACTCAAAATCTTCTGCCTTAAGATCTTTCAAATGCCCGCGGTGGATTTTTCCGCCGAAAAAGGCGTTGTGGTATTCTTCAGGTTTAAGAAGCGCATGAGTGTTCATTTGTTCGTAACATTCCATATAGCTCATTACTCCTTTAGATTTACACAAATGAATGATTTCTCGATGGAAGTGGTCTAAACCGTTTTCTTCTACAATTAGTTTTACAGTTTCACTTGAACCGCAATACGTTTTCCAATCAGATTCCTTCAGGGATCTGCGTTTACGCTTCTTACCTTTCAAAGGTGCTTTAGTTACCTTTGAGAAAAACCCCTTTTTTCCGATATACTTCATGCCCGTTTCTCTATCGGTAACAATATAGACAAAGCCTATATTATCGCCAATCATATCACTAGTAAACTCTTCGCCTTTATAACTCCACATAGAGTTATTTATTCCCAAACTTCTGGCTTATCTCCAAAATTATCTCCAGCAAAACCAGCATCAAGCCAAGCATTATTTGATATAGTATTTACTCTTGGCTCTGTTAAAAAGACTTCTGAACCTTTATAGACTTTTACGTATTGTCTGTGGGTTACAAATACCCTTTTCCACGCGTATGGACCAGTAATTCGAACTGGTTTAGGGACATCGAGATAGTTTATTTTTAATAACTTTTGATTGTTTTCCCAAACCTTTTCAATAAATTTATTTTCTTTGGGGAAATAGCTACCTCCGTTATAAGGCTTGTCACTAGAACAGCTTTCTAAACTCTGCCAAACAATATATCCTTTTTGTTCAGGTAAAGCGTTTACAGCATTTTTAATAGCATCAGCGTTTATTGGAGACATATCAGCCCCTAATCCTAAACCTCCATACAAAAATTGTGCACGAGAAAGAGTAATATCGCACCTCATTGCTGGAGGAATTAAAGGGTGAAATTTAATTGGAACATTAGCATCATCCCAAAGTTTTATGTCAAAACCTTCAGCCTTCCATGATTCGTAATTCCTTAATGCCCGCGGTGGAGCGTTATCCCACCCTTGCATCCAATACATATGTCCTTTTATTTTATTCATCCCATTCGTCGTTATAATCGCTATCGTTATAATCGTTTAATTCAGAACCACACATTGGACAGTATAGCGGCTCTAAAAAATCTGGAGATTCGTCTTCATCCCATGTAATCGTGAAATGAATTTTACACTCGCCACAATATAGTTTTTCTACAGCCATAAGCTATCCTTCGCAAGAAGTACAGGTGAGTAAGTTACGTGATAGTTCCTGTGAAGGATTCGTGCCACGATGGTAATAAAGCGTTTTTACACCCTGCTCCCAAGCGTAGATAAGAAGCTGGTTCGTATCACGAGGTGGAGTCTTTGGGTGAATCATAAGGTTAATGCTTTGAGATTGGTCAATAAATTTCTGTCTTATACTGGTTTGTAGTATAACCTCCTTTTGAGATATTTCACCAAAGGTTTTAAACACATCCTTTTCGTGGTTAGATAAAAACGTAAGATGTTGAACGCTTCCTCCTGTTACGAGAATAGATTTCCACACATCAGAGGTGTCATACCCGTGTTCTTTTAAAACTTCTTTTAGATAAGGATTCTTATAAGTAAATTTTCCTTTTGCGAGATCTTTAACAAAGTAGTTACTATTTAGAGGCTCAACGCTTGGTGATACTTGGCCAAGAATAAAAGAACTCGAAGTAGTAGGAGCAATTGCCTGTGTTGTCATATTTCTACGACCTGATCCCTTAAGCTTTTCTGGTTCTCCTAGCGTTTTAGCCATTTCGCCTGAAGCGAGCATGCTTTCAGATTCAATGTGCTTAAAGATTTCACTTGTTAGCATTTTAGCTTGTAGATCCTCGAATGCAATACTTTTGCTTTGAAGATACGAATGCCATCCAAGAACTCCAATACCAATTGCGCGTTGTTCCATTGAAAACTTACGAGGTGCGTCCATAAAGGGCAAACCTTCTGTCTTTTCAATAAACTCTTCAATCACTGTGTCGAGAAACTTTGTCATTACTTGAACTGCATCTGTTTCTTTCCACTCATCATAATGAAGCAGATTCATTGACGATAAGCAACATACAAATGATTCTTCTTTATTTGTGGATAAACAGATTTCAGAGCATAGATTTGACGCGTGGATTTTACCACTTTCCTTTGGTTTATTCTTATTTACTGTATCACTAAACATGATATAAGGATAACCACTTTCATATCGTTTTTGAATTACTTTACCCCAAATCTTACGCTTTTCTTTGTCGCCATCAAGCATTTCTTTCATAAAGCTATCAGGTACTGTAACACCAATCGACATGTTTTGAATAGGATTTCCATCATCTCGTATTTGAAGAAACTCGAGAATGTCTGGATGATCAATTGGCATATAACCAGCAAAAGAACCACGACGAACATTACTTTGAGAAACAACATTCGTCATGGTTTCAAACAACTCCATAAAATGAACAGGACCATTTGAATTGCCACCTGCGGAAATTTCAGATCCGCGGCTACGCAGTGATCCAAAGTATGCAGACGTTCCTCCACCCATCTTAGTCATCATGCCGACCTCGGCCTGTTTACTTAAAATAGATTCCATCGTATCATCGATGTATGATCCAAAGCAAGAAATGGGTAAGCCACGTTTAAGCCCATAGTTTGCCCAGATCGGAGAGGCGAGGGAATACCATCCACGCGACATATAATCTTCAAACTTATCTGCAAATCCATCTTCACCTAAAGTTCGCTGTGCTTTAAGCGCGATTTGCCTTATACGTTTTTCAGGTGTTACACCTTCCATTAAATACCCACGCTCAAGAAACAAGCGTGAATCTTTATTTAACCAGTAATATTTTTCCATAATATATCTATACCTTTAAAATAGGTCGTCTTCGTCGTATGATTTGTCTTTCTTCGAATATTCTGTCGGGCGTTTAAAGAAGAAGTCTGTAGCGGTGTTACCTAATACATCTTCATCAAACCATTCTGTTTTTTCAAGTAAACTTTGATCAATATCGTCAAAAACTGGCTCAATGCCAATGAGTTCGAGGGATTGATTCAAACGATTCTTAATAAAGTTATGCATAATTGGAGAACTGAGGTGCTCCGATTGATAACCGTTTACAGACCATTCGATAATTTTTGCTTCTGCGTTGAATGCTTCAACACATTCGGAACGAATACGCTGAATAAGCTCTTCGTCAAAAAGTTCAGGGTGTTCCTCGCGGATAACGTTTACCAGCTTTACACCCACCATAGCATGAATCATTTCTTCCTTTGAAGTATATGCTACTTGTTGAGCAACATCTTTCAATTGGTTTTTGAAACGATTAAAGTAGTTAATGGTGTAGAATTGTGAAAACAACGAAACGTTTTCTACGTATAAAGTAAACAAAATAAGAGAGTAGACGTACTGCTTCTTTGAATCCTTGTAATACTTATGTAGATACTTACGTAAATACTTTACACGATTTTGAATGATAGGAAGTTGAAGATTATCCTCAAACACGTCTTCCATGTCAAGAATATCAATGAGTCGTTCATAAGCGTTGTTATGAATAACTTCTACATTAGCCATCACATAACCAAGATCGGTGATTGATGGGTGTGGTAAATTTTGACCAACGTTGGCCCAAAACGTCTTAACTGCAACTTCAATTTGTGCAATTGCTGAAAGACAGCGAGTGACCATTTCACGCTCATCTTCAGACATGTTAACTTTAAAGTCTTGAACGTCTGATTGGAAATTAAATTCTTTATCTGTCCAAAAGCCATTGTGCATGGCCTGAATGAAGTCCTCTGTCCAAGGATAGTGATCTGGTTTTCTGGAAATTTGTTCTACGAATATTGACATGTGCGATTCTTTGATTGTTAAGGTTTAATTATACTCTATGATAACGATCCTGTAAACAACAAAATGAGTAATTATTTACTCATTTGCTGCTCTTGGTCGTATAGCCCTCAACGCACCTGTCTTTTCATTTCGAAGATATATTACAGCATCTCTATTTTTATTATAAAAGTCGTAAATAGATTTTTCTGTTTCGTCTAAAACATTAAGATATTTGCTCCATCTTTCGAACTTAGTTCTTCCTGTCGCAAAACGATTAAAGGTTTCGTCAGAGATTGTAAACTCTTTATCTTTTCGTTTTTTCTTTGTTCCAAGAGGTCGATCAGCAATCGCTATAGCGGCAGTTGTTGTATTGTCCTTTATCATCGAATAATATCTTCTTGTGTGATATAGATTGTTTGTTGAGTTTTTATGTGCTGTGCTTTAAACACCGAATGACCAAGTATTGATCCATGCGGTGTGGATTCCATGATTTCAACCCAAGACTTTTTCTTTGCTAATAATTCTCCTGTCTTAGGTAATGCTATATCACGTGTTAGAGCATATTTTCCAGTTTCTATTTCTCCATCTTTAGTCAAATACCACTCATTGAGTTCAGGCTTATACTCAGAAAAATCTAAGCCAGTCGATTCCTTTATGACCTTTATTAATTTCTTATCGCTGATGCCGGTGTGTTCTTTAATAAGAAAGAGCGCAGCGGCATAGGAGGCAAGGGTCGATTTGCCAAGCGGAATCTTATTTATCAAGCGCTTGATATTATAGACTAATTTATGGAATGTGTTGTACGCTGATTTTTCTTCAGCTGTTTGAGGTTTCTTAAGCTTTTTGCCGTTTTTATCTACGATACCTAACTTAAACGCACTCGTGTTTTCCCACTTTGTGGTCAATAGGCGCAAGAAACGTAATGCGTAGAAAAAATCTGGTCCTCTTAAAAATCCCATGTTATAATTGTTTTAGTTTTGTTGCTATGTTTAGATCAATATTTATATTCGTATGCAAGTTTTCTGGCAAATAATTTAAGTAAATTAAAAAGGTTTTTAATGCTGGCCAAAGATTGAGATCCACTCTATGGAATATCATTCTATTCGCCGCATGAATTTCAAATACGTTATAGATCGTTATGATATGATTTAAAAGAAGTCTCTCTTGAATCTTACCAGTATCTCTATACCGTCTAAGTAATCTTACAACATATTTGAATTTTGCTACATCGTCATAAAAATCTTGCGGATCGAGACACGCAGGATTTCTATAATGTTTAGCAGCATATAATTCAAAGTTAGCATTATTTAATTCATCAAATAGCATTATAAAATTATTTATAAAACCTATTCAGCATCGGCTGACTGTTGGCCAAGAATGAAAAGGTGAAAATCTGCGGTGTCTTTATCAAATGGGTTATTTTTTACTTTACCTTTATAACCATCTTGATACGCGGCATTTGCTTCAACGGCCTTTGCCAATTTAGTATCAATAAAAAGTTTTGAAAGCATACCATCTACTTCACGTTTTGTTACTTTAGCATCTCCGCCTTTTACGAAATCGGCAGGTTTAAGTGCTTCTTCAATTGATTCTTTCTTTGGCATTTCGTTATACTTTTTCTCAACGAATTTAATAACTTCATTAGCATTTGAAAAGTGTTCTTCCTTAGCGTTACCTTTACCATTTGTACGATCATCGTGAGTAACTACTATACCCTTTTTACCACCAAGTCGAAGAGTGATGATGTTCGTAATAGTAAGATTAATGAATGCAGTGCCGTATTTCTTAGAGATATCAAGCTGTGGAAATCTCTTTACTTGCTTGCCTTTGAAAAAGTCCTTAAAGTGCTTAATTACTTTTTCGATATCGTTGAAACTTGCTTCTTGAAGTTCGACTGATTCACCAAGAACTTTCATTATTGCCTTTTCTCTTTTACTCGAGTCAAAGGTGGAAGTAATTTTAGCCTTCTTAAATGCGGGTGAGTCTGAATCAACTTCAAGAGTATCTCTATTTTTTCTAACGTTAATTCCTGCTTTTTTCAATTTATCTTCAGCATCACGGATATCAGCGCTGCTGCGATATTTGAGTTCAATTGTACCATAAGCATCACGTACATCATCTGGCTTTAAGCGATTAAACATTTCTTCAAGTTCTGCTGATTCCTTTATGATGCCATCTGCAACTCTCATTGCTTTTTCGATGTCACTAACTGAACCTTCAAATCCCATTACGTGGAATTCTTTACCACCGCGTTTTAATACTGTTGGATTACTAATGGATTTAATCTTAAGTTTTTTAGCCATTGACTGAAATTTAACCAACTTATCTTTTGTTGGAAAACCAAAGAAATTATCTACTGCTTCTTCAAGATCAGTTGATTCATTCACCGAAAAATCACGTTCGATCTCTTCCCAAACATTAATAATTTGACCGATAGCCTTTTGCATCTTTTTAAAGTCTGCATCGTATTTTCCTTCAAGTGATTTATTAACACCTTTATTTAAGTTTGATCCAACTTTAAGGGATTTCTCAAGGCTATAAATCTGAGTTTGCGCTGTTTTTACACCTTGGCTCATTGTAGCTTCTTCAAGATCAACAGATTCAACCTTATACTCTTTCCCTTGAAACTTGAATTTTTTCTTACCCGCCTTTTTAGCATCAGTAACAGCTTGTCCAAAGGCGTTACCCTCTTCAACATCGTCATCTTCTTCTTTTTCTTCGACTTGTCTTTTTTTCTCTGGGTCTTCTTTAGCGTCAACGGTGTGCGTATCTACAAAATCTTTATCAGAATCTTGTACTTCAGTTTCATTCTTTTTACTTGGCTTTTCATGAGTATAACCCATGTCTTTCATTTTTAGATGATCCTCATAGGTTTTTGCCTCATAGCCTTTACCTGTTTCTGGATCATACATCATATGTGGTTTAAAGTCCTTTTTATTTTCAATGACCTCTTTTACTGATTCGGCCACAGACTGTGTGTTTTTATCATTTATATTATACATGTTAGTTTCTTTCTGTTTTGTTATTTATACGTTATGCGGATGCTGTGGCCGCCTTTAATTTTTTAAGTCTTTCGTCTTCTGCCTTTTTAATTTTAGGTAGTAGCTTTTTGGCTATCTTTTTTATAACCATAGTTTTTCCTGAAAGTTTTTTATCTATCGAAAGCTTTTCGCCATAAGATAAAGAATTGTATTTTTTGTCTTTTAAATATTTTGCGCGTAAAATATCTCTAGCTTTTGCTTCAGCCCGTTTTTTCAAAATACCTGTCGGGGCCTTTTTCTTTGCAGCCATTTTTCTTTTCATTGCCATTTTAGGAGCAAGTCGCTTCATTAAACGACCTCTAGCAATTCTTTGCTGAGGCGTTAATGGTTTTTCAAAAAGATATTCGGCGAATGATTTCATTTATCTACAGGTAATCCTATCAGCCATATAATAGCACCACCGAGAGCGGTGATAATTGCTGAGACAAATGTCCAAGCTATAGATTTGACTGTCTTTAATGTTCCTTCAGCGTCAGACTGTTGTTGTTCGACATGTCTCAAGCGCTCTTCTTGAGCAACCATGCGCTTTAAGATAATTCTTGTTGTTTCATCTAGATTTGTGATCTTTTCTTCTGCTCTAGCAAGAGCAATGATAGCATCTGCCATCTTATCGATCTTTTCTTCAATTCTATCTAAACGGGTTTTTTCGGAAGAGTTCATGTTTCCCATTGTAAGGAGTTAAATGTTTGAATTAAATAGTTGCGACCTCTGGTTGTTTTTTAATAAATCTAATAATGTGAGGCTCCATCGGATAAATGACTTCATCACCTTTAATTCGTTGATCCCACGCATATCCACTAAATTTATTCTTGAGTTTCTTAATAAGTCTTTGTGCTGCAGCTGAACTGTGTGCTGTAAGTCTATTATTCCCAGTGATTTCTTCAAGCTTAGTTGATTCAAGCTTAGCTAACTTAGATTTAAGCATCTTGATATACTTATCTTTTCCACCGTACTGTTTAATCATCTTAGGTGATGGATTCTTAATCAAATCTTTTATAGATTTAATATCAAGATCTTTGTCAGATGCTTCTTCAATTGATTCTCCTAGTACAGCATCTACACTTCCGCTTGGTACTGTATTTGGATCAGCCTTCATCTGCTTAAGACCTTTCTTAATAGCTTCAGCAGAGTTACGAGCTTTTACATCAACGGTTTGGCCTTTAAAGAGTTTACCGGCTTTTTTAGTAATAGTAACTGTCCAAAACTTTACTGCTTCTTCAAGATCAGTGGATTCAAATGCCATTATAGCATCTTTGACATTTTTAAAGTATTCTACTCCACTAGATGAACCACCATCAAGTTTAATCTTGCCTTTTTCGATAGATACATCAATTACTGATCCCATACCGAAGTCTATTTGGTTACCATCAATAGTGCCACCTGCCTTTTTCGCAGCGTCTAAAACCTTTTTAATGTCGCCCTTAGATGCTTCTATAAGATATGTACTATAAGCTTCTTTAATAGTAGAAGGTTTAGTAAAGTCTACGTCTTCATAAATAAAGTCTTGGTCGAAATCTTCACCGAGGACTATTGAGCAAACCCTTTCAATACGTAGTTTTTTTAGTTGTACTGATTCAAACCCAGACAAAGGAGCATCTGATAACATACCATCTGTATATGCCTGAAGCTTCTTTGCTCGATCTTTATCATTAGGATTATCGACATACTTAGTAAAAAGTTTTCTAAACTCAGGATCATCCATTAGATCTCCAATCGCTCCTCCGACTTTTTTACTTGTCATCCAAGTTGCTTTTACCATATCTTTAGCAATTGGGTAACCTACTTTAATTGCTTTTGCTAAACCTTTACCTGCAATAGTAGTGCCTTTAACCAATCCTTTCATTAAAGCTTTTACATCTACCTCGTTTAGGCTTTCTTCGCCTAATGTATAATTTCTACGCTTTAGTTCACGGGTAATTCCCTTTACCATTTCTTGAGCCTTAGGGCTACTTACACGACCAAATATGCCGTAAAACGCCAAAAGTTGTTCTGTGTCTAAAAGACGTAATTTTGCTTGATTAAATTCGTTGATTTCCATAGTTCCCATTAAGTTAAGTTGTAGTTCTATTTATAATAACGTCAGCCTCCAAATTCATGGCCAGCGACTCTTTTCATTTGTTTTTTATATTCGTTAAAATCTGGTTTTTTCTTATAAAGCTTAATTGAAATTTCATCGCGGTCTTTACCTTTGATTCGCCATTTAAATCCTTTTTCTAAATGTTCAGGTTTAGTTGTCTTAACCACACGTCGTTTGAAACCATCTTCCCAAGGTTCACTCTTACCTTCACCTTCATTAACTGATTCTTTCCGAACTTTCGCTGCCAAGTCTTTGTCCGCTCCGCCCCAAGTACCTTTACTTTTCGTAATAAAAGAATTAACTCGAGCAAATGCCCATTGATGAGGTGTTGCTCCTGGACGGTGGCCTGTTTTCCAAGCGGCCATTCCACGATCAAAGACTTTCTTTAGAATACCATAGGGCATACCAGACTTTTCTGCTTTCTTCTTTAAACCAGCAATTTGCTTTTCGTTTAGTTCGCCAGGAGTATCTTTCTTATAATCGTCTGCAGCTTTACCAATTTCTACGTATTCTCCAAACTTTTTACGATAAGCGATAGTGTGTTTGGAAAGTTTTGTTTTCGCTCTTGCATCACCTGGTGCAGGTTTATACGCCTTTGGATCATCATCATCCAATTTAGCTTGTTTATTAAATTGTGCTTGACGTTTAGCCTTTGTTGATTTCGATAAGCCTTTACCGTAAGTCTTATTCATTTTTTCGCTAAGAGAATCAATGAAATACTTATCTCCTTCTTCGCAGACGATAAAATTAGACATGCGTTCTTTTATGACTACTGGTACTTCGCCAACATAAACAGTATCGCCGATATTAAATATTTCGCCAGAAATATAACGTTCACGCTTTTCTGAAAGTGTTGGCAATTCAACGTGTTCACGGAAATTTTTCTTTTCCTTCAATCCCATTCTTTTACGAAGAAGATTAAAAAGAGTCATGCCTTTACCATAAGCCTTTGGAATACCTAGCATAAAGGATTTGAAATCTCCATCAATCGCAGCTTTGCGCATTTTAGATGCACTCATTCCAGATACACCTTCAGCGTCTGGATCACGTTCACCAGCAGATATTACATCGATTCCATCTTTAAAGTCATAATAACCGTGGCGACCTTTAGCTCCATTATATGCATTTAATAGTTTTTGAAACTCTTTAATGCGATCCGAACCAACAACCATTGTGATTTTAGTAAACCCTTGGTCATGCAAAATAGATGCAATGTGCAATGCGGTTTTAGCGTTCTTATCTTCAATAATGTTTCTTCCATGATTAGGAAACATTTTACGCATTACTTTAATTTTTTCTTTATATTCTAAAGGATTCTTTTTTGGATCGCTTGATTGAGATGCGTAGATACGATAGTCGTTGCCAATTGCCGCAGCCGCAACCTTTGCTAAGAGTTTACCATGACCAATCGTTGGTGGGTTAAACCGACCAAAAGTAAAGACTACTTCCCTTTTCTTTTCTTCGCTAAACTGTTTAAATGATTTCACTATTTTGTTTTCTTTTTGAACTGAGAAGACTTCATTTCAGATTGAATGTCTTCAAGCGCTTTAGCCTTTTGTTGCACTAAGCCAATTTTCATAAGCAGTGCAGAAGGTTTTTCTGAAAATTTTGAAAGATTTTTGACGTCTTGGCTGATCATCTTTTGCAACTGTGAAAGCCTCATTACGCCAATGTGTGACACTTGAACAGTAGGATCTTTAGGATTGCTAAGAGTATCATCGTTATAGATGACAATGCTCGTGCCTTCGTTGAGTATAAGTGATTTTACTGTGTTTTCTAAATCCATTATTTTATCTTTCCCATCCCTTCACGACGTCTTTACTGAAATTATTCATGGAGAATTCCATACGATCAACTAATTTGACTGCTCCACTTGTTGCTCGGTCAATTGCAACAAATCCTTCTGAACCTGTTACCTTAAAACCATTACGAGTACGAACAAATGTATCAATCTCTTTTAGCTTATCTAATTTATTTATAATGATTAATTTGGCATCAACTATTGCGTTCATGAGCTGAAACATAAGATCAAGGTTTTTCTTATTCTCCTTTGAAAAGAATTTCATTTCTTCTTCTTGCTTTTTTAAGACAGCGGCCTTACCTTTTTCACTTTTACGTTTTTCGTATTCTTTCTTATACTTTTGATCAAACCAACCAATGAGATCTTGTACATGCTTAGAAGTACTTGCAATCCGCTCACCTTTACGAACAAGCGTGTTATTAAACGTTTCAATCTTAACTGCAAGATCTAGGTTGTTTTCAAGTTCAGTAAGGGTTGTTGATTTGATTTTTTGAAATATTTTACCAGCCTTTGACAATGCTTGTGTGACTTCTTCGGTATCAACTTTAGTTAGTGTTGCAGTACCTGAAAGATCCTGCAGATCAGCATCTTGGTACCAAACGGTTGATTTCTTTTTGAGTCCTTTAAGGTTAACGCCAAAGGACGCTTTCATTGAAGCAAAGTCTTTGCCTTTATAAGTGGTGTGCCATACCACACCAAGATTAGCTTTAAGCATCGTCTTTGCTAAATCAGACTTGGCTGGTACTGCGTAAACAATCGTGTTGGGCTGGAATGTAATAAACTTTTCACCATCAATTGATTCGCTATTTAAATCGCCCTTTGTAAACATTACATCTCCCTGAATGACATCTTTAATGCCAAGATCTTTAAGTTCATTGAATGCGGTAACTAACTTTTCCGCAAGATCGCCAGATGTATCTGCACGAACGTCGGCCTCTGATTTATATACCTTAGGATCTTTATTGAAGATGCCTTTCTTAGCGACAAAGAATTTTCCATCACTAGGGTCGGTACCAGCAAAAACTGCAGGTGCACCATCCCATTTTACTGTAACATCTGTAGAGGAATTCGTGTTTCCTGCAAGCATATCTCTTAATGAGCGGAGTGCAAGAATCGCTTCTCTTGCTCCCTTTACACCAGCGTAAATTACGCGGTCTTCGATATGCGTCATATGAACGTTTTTACCTGCTTTAGAAGCTTCGGCTAAATATGTGCTAAATGATTTCATTAAATAAACTCTTTAAATGTTTTTATTGCGGATTCTTCGATTTCTAATACCAGATTAGTTGATCCTGCTTTATAAATTCTATGATATTCCATTTTAGAAATATTCAAAACGTCGCCTTCTTCTAATTCATAGGGGATGTTGTTGTCCATTTGAAACATCCATCCATTTCCTTCAAGAACAGTTACGATACGATCGGCTTTGTCGCGGTGCCAAACCAATTCATGTGAATCAGTGTTTGCTTCAAAAGTTCGTGTTTTAAAGCGACCGCTTGTCTTATCTGTGTATGGTTTGCTCATATTACCAAAAAAACGCGCCTCCACCTTTTAAACCAAGTTGTGCTGCATATCGTGGAAGATTGCAGGACCAATAACCTGGTTTTGTTTTATCCTTTTTAGCAGCACAGTTGTGACGAGCTGCAAATGATTTTCTTGCTGCCGGATTATTTATTTTTGCACTAAGACCTGATGTATCTCCAAATTCAACTTTTATTACGTTACCTTTGTCGTTTTTAACGTAGACATAAAATTTCTTTTTACCACCGCGCTTAGGATCATTCAATTCTACTTCTTTACCTTTATACTCTGCCTCAACCAATGGATGATCTAAAGGAACTTCTTCGCCTTCGTACATTGCAAGTTCACCTATGTCAGTCGACAATAGATACTCATCAAACTCATTCAATTGCAATGATTCCTTTAAAGTTTTAGCATAACTAAAAAGCTTATAATAATTCTCTGAATGAGGGCGAAAAACATTATGAGATAGAGGAATTTGATTTTCTCTGTGAAACTGTAGTGCTCTTTCTAGTACTTCCATTATTTTTCCTTTAAAATTATATATGCGCTTGAATCAGATGTTGAACTGCCGGCGTAATTGATAAGCTGTGTAATAAACTTATTAGCTTTTTCGCCACCTCCTGCGATAAGATTAATTACATACAAACCTCCTAGTTTGCCGTGAATCCATATCGCAGAGTTTTTGCCGAGTGCCTCAAGTTCTTTTTTCACTTCGTCTTCTGATATTTTTTTATCGACAGTTTGAAGCATTTTTGTAAATTTAGCAATTGCTTTTTTATCACCTTTGGCAATTTGTTGTGCTTCTTTTTTCAACGCTGAGTTTTTAGGAAGTTGCTTTCTATAGATACGTTTTGCTGCATCTGTCATTACACCCCAAGATGCACCTCCACCACGGGCGCCTTTACCTTTAATCTCAACCTTATGAGATCCAAAGGCAGAATTAGCGCGAATGTCAAGTTGCCCATCTTTGTGTGTAATGTAGTTGGCCTTAGTTGTATACCATTCTCCACGCTTAAGTGCTTTAATATGACCTGCCGTATACATGTAGTCTTCAGTTTCAGGTGGACGCTCGACGTTCTTTTCAACACCTTTTGCCGCTTTTGCGATTTTCTTTAGCGAAATACCAACTAATCGTTTTTGAAGATACAGATCAAGAATATCGTCATTCAGATCTTCAACTGTTGTTGTATTAAGTTCTTTAAGACTAAAATCAGTGTCTGCAGCCCAAATGTCACCAGGATTCCATTTGTCATCTGGTAGTGGTTTAAAGTCGTTATTTTTGAACGCTAGGTTTTTAGCAGAATATACTGCTTTCATAAGTTTATCATCGCGATGAAAGGTCATACCTCTTTCAATAATGCTATTTTGAATAGCGTATTGCGCGGTAAGATAGGATGAAACTTTCCAACTTTCATCAATGGATAAAACATCTTTAAGCGATGATTTGCCAACACTTACTTTCTTATACGCCTTTGTAAGAACTTCATCAGTAAAGCTTTCAATCGGCATAGCATGTCCGATATCAAGCATTGCTGCCATCCATACACATTGGGCTGATTCACCAATTGCCGTACTTGCGGTTCCTCCACCTGCACCTGCACCTCCACCAAACTCAGGAGTTTTTAGAAGATCAGACACTTTAATTTCAGAGCCATCTTTACCAATTAACTTAAAGGATTTGCCATCCTTTTTAAATTGCTCAATTGATGCTAATCCGGCTTGAACATCTACAACAAGAAATTCGCCACCTTTAGCGAGTGTGAGAGGTTCTTGTTTACGTATCTTATTGGCTAAAATATCTGTACGAGCCGTTCCAGCATTAGGACCACCGGTTGCCGGTTTTTTTAATTCGCTAGGAGCTAGTTTAGTTCCTTCGTTAAGAAACGTTTGAAAAGATTTTAATTTAAGCATATGTCTCAATCATTCGTGTTAAGTCGCCGTCTGATATATTTACTCCTGATTTAAGAGTACCTGCCTGCATGTTTAAAGCGCGGGAAAGTTTACGCAAATTAGCAGTTTGTTTAGACTTACCTTTACGAAGTAAGTTAACTGTCTTTTTACGCGCGGCTGAATCTAAATTTAAGTCGCCGTCTAATTTAATTTTGTCGACGATAGTTTCCATAAAGTCATAGATTTCAACATCAGTTGGATCGATCTCAATCATAAATGCTCGAGTACGTATTGCGCCATCAGGATCAAGTTTATCCATCTTCAAATTGGAAATGAAAATAATCTTACCTGTAAATTCAAAGAAGCGCGGTATCTTCCCATCATCAATAAGTTCTTGTGGATCTTCGTATTCGTCGGGCTCAACAACGTTTTTACCCATTTTATTCCATACGAGTTTCCTTACCTTTTTCGTATCAGTAGCAGCTTTAAACATGTTACGTGCTTCCTGATCTTTTAATGCATCATCGGAATCGTCAAACAAAACAATGTCGTTTTGATACTTAAATAGAAGTGAATAGATACCAGCCGCAGATGCTGTGCCAGTATTTTTGAAATAGCCATTACCATCAGATAACCCAATTTCGTTTAGTACTTTTTCGACTGTAAAGGTTTTACCAATACCACCTCGACCAGCAATAAAGAGAGCGTTTGACGCGCCGGAAGCGGTCATCTTAATTAAATTTTCTAAGTCAGAAAGTTGCTTTTCATATGTAAGCTTTTCACGTTCTGATTCTAGCTCATCTAACTGTGAATTATGAGAATATGTTTCTTTAGTAGATCCACTACGAATGGTGCCTGAGGTTGCACCAATAGCAGCAAGAATGTTTGATTTTTGCGAAAGGAGTTTCTTTTCGTCTTTCTTACTTCCTTTCCAAATGTATTGTCTACCTACCTTTTTAATGATAGCAGGATTTTGTGCTTCCATTTCATCAAAGATTTTAATACCTACTGACTTCCAAACTTTGAACACCTTTTGTTTTGTAAAGCCTGGGCTTGAAATAAGAGAAACGACGTTATCATAAGCATCGTCAGGATCAACTGCTTCAGTAAGCAAATTTAGTTCTTCACTATTAAGTTCCTCTTTTAGAGAAATATCAGTCGGGTAAGACGTAAACTTACCTGTTTTTACCTTTCCGCTTTTAACCATATCTGCAATTTGTGGAAGAACTTGAACTAAAGAAACATCTCTATCAAAAGAAATATGGTATGTTGGTCCACTTGATGATCCATTCCACATGTCAATCGAACTTAAGTTTTGAGAGTTTGCTCCTCCTACACTTTTCCAGTTAAAGCGAATTGATTCAATCTTTTTACCTGGTGCATAATAGCGTAAACCATAACCTGCGCCATTTGAGTTTTTATATTTTTCTAGTCCTAAGTTTGCAAACATGGATTTGATTCCAGTCTTTTTACGCAAATACTTTAGGATAATGTTGCCAGCTTTTTCTAAAGAACCAGTGGCGAGTTCTTCGGTAATATAATCTTTAAATTGCATAGTGCCCATAGTGTGTTAGATTTAGTGGTTGATAAATCTATTTATAATAAAAGACACTTTAATAATTTGCCCATTTGCATTTTTTCCATCGACTTTGCTCAAACCAACGGATGAATAAACCTCTTTCACGGCCATGAGCTTCAATCTCCCATGGGAGATCATAATAGTTGGTTTTTTCTTCGTCAACTTCTTTATTTTTCCATTTACAAACGGATAGAGAATTGGTATCCTTTAACTCTCCTCTAGCAAATTGTTTTACATGCACCATCTCGTGTGCAACAGTTTCAAGCAATTCTTGCTTTGATTGAGAAGCATCAACTCGTATTGTAAACTCGCGAGGATGATAAGAACTATCTTCCCATGTACAATCTCCAGCTATGCCTTCCTTCTCCCGCAATTTATTGACCAGCACTATATCTATCTCTAATTTAGCGCCTAGTCTTGGGGCTAAAATGCCAAGAGAGAAATGAGCAATGTCTTCTGCCATTTCTCTCTTGGACTTACACGAACCTGTAACTGAAACAACCATTAAATTTTAAATGCACTAAAGTCGTTATTTGTTGGAGCTGCTGGTGTAGTGATTTCGTCGCTTGATAATGTCTGTGCAGAATCTTCTACGTCGTATAATCTCATCTTAGATCTGTCAATTCCAACAACAAACCTTTTATCTTGTGTAGGATCATTATAACGATTCTTAAGCTGTTTTACCATCAGCTGATTCATGCTTTC